ATAAACCAAAGACTATAAAAAATGAAAAAGTACAATGAAGAATATTTTTCTGTGATTGAAACCAAAATAGGAAGGAAAATTGTTGATTGTGGTGATGAAATGGATGCATATGCAATGGTTGCCTTTGACCCACAAAACCGAACGATTACAAGAAATAAAGTTTTGATGAGTCCAGTAATTGATGTTGAAATTCCAAAAGCACTTCCTACAACAAATGTCGTTGTATCAAACGTAAAAGAAGGTGGATGTACAACAAGAGAACAACAACTACTTGATGCTGGACAATTGAGATTTTCAGAGGGGCAAGGAGAACCAGTAAGAATATGATATTTAAAATAAAAAAATTTTTTGAAAGAGATGGGGACATTACTTACTATGATGAATTAAGTTACATCTTGATTTGTTTGAAAGAAACTATTAAAATATTAATATATAATGTTAATAAAAACCACATCAAATTTTAAATTTATGGCATTTACAATTTATTCAAAAGATGGTTGTCCTTATTGCGTAAAAGTTCAGCAAGTGCTAGAATTAGCAGAACTACAACACGTGGTTTATAAATTGAATAGAGATTTTACTCGTGAAGAGTTTTATGCAGAATTTGGAGAAGGGTCTACCTTTCCCCAAGTAATTGTTGATGAAAAACACATCGGAGGTTGCTCCGACACTGTTCAATATTTGAAGGAGCAAAATCTAGTTTAATGAATACTAATTTTCACGAAGTTTACAATGATGTTGAAAAGGCAATTGATTATGCCTTTAATGGCCAATTTGTTTTGAAGTTTTATGATTATTTGAAAATTCGTGGAACAAAAAGAAGTCAAGTTGAAGAGTTTATTGAAAGCACCACAGCAAATGAAATTAATAATCTTGTAATGGATTTAGATACGTATTTGGAAGGTGGTGCTGATGACCTTCATAAACAACTTCGTGAGGCTTATGGGCATATTCCTAAACCTCAAGCAAGAAAAATAAGAAACTACATCTATGGCATCTTAGAAGATGCTTGGAAATATAGTAATGACAAACGACCAGGAAGACGCAAGAAGAACACTAAATAACAATGAACTCCAAATTAATCGGGGTGTTGAGTTATTACTACGCAATAGGAGGAAAGAGAAATCAAAACCAAAAACTTTTCAAGTGAAGTTTGGTAGAATGATTTCTCTCTTCCGTAGAGAGTTTCATTTTTTTATTGAATTTCACTTCGACATTAGGAAAAAATAAACCTCTCTGGAGAAGAAAAATGTTAGCAGTAACTCTAACTATAGGAACATTAGTTTCAATTATGTTCTTTTTTGTAGGAGGTGTGGTAGGATGGTTAGCAAAAGAGCATTTCTATCAAACCCAACCAGTTTTTACACACCCAGAGATGTTTGACTCTAATGGTAATGTAATACCCGACGAAATTTTAGCTGTGAGATTTGAAAACGATTATGACTACGACGAAGACGACGAAGACGAAGACTGAAACTCCAATTGAGAGTCTTCCATCCAACCCATTTGTATTTGAAATTTTGAATCTTGTTTCAAAACAAAAAAGCAATGTAAAAAAAGTTGAAATCCTTAAAAAATATGAAGATCCTTCATTAAAAACTATTTTAATTTGGAATTTTGATGATACAGTAATATCATTATTACCAGAAGGAGAAGTTCCTTATGCAAGCACTGGAGAACAAACTTCTTATAGTGGGACTTTAACTTCTAAAATTGACGATGCAGTATTGAAGATGGAAGAATTAAATTCCAATTCTTTAGGTTCGATGGATCAAGGAAAATCCTCAATTAGAAAAGAATACCATATGTTTTATAATTTTGTAAAAGGTGGAAATGATGGATTAAGTTCTCTTCGAAGAGAAACAATGTTCATTAACATTCTTCAAGGACTTCATCCACTTGAAGCAGAAATTGTTTGTTTAGTCAAAGATAAAAAGCTTGCGAATAAATATAAAGTAAGTCTGGATAATGTAAAAGAAGCCTATCCTGATATTCAATGGGGTGGGCGTTCGTGACAGTTGCAGTAAGTGGAGAAAAAAGTATGGCAGAATCTGGAAATGAAGAAAAAAATATTTTGCCATCAAGATATGGTTGCGAAATTCTTTTAGAAAAAACAACTCTTGATAAAGCAAAAGATTCTTCTTTTCCAAGTGATGCTTACTTAGTTTGGTACATTGTTGAAGGAAAACAATATCTTGATTTAACAAGAGGCACCAAGATTCGTATTTTTGATATGTATTATGATACTTATGGTGTGGGATCACTCAAAAAAATTGATTTTGGATATGGAAGAGTGAATCCCAAACTTTGGGGATATAGGCAACCAGAAAAAAAGAAAAGAAGATGAGTGAAGGATTTAGTAAAGAAAATATTGAGGTATCAATCAATAAAGACGAGATAAATAAGATATTAAAAAAATACAAGAAAATTAAAAAGTATCAAAGGTCTCCTCTTTTTGAAGTTAAAACTATGGATGGAACCGAAACTTATGTGAGTAAATTAATTCAGGAAGCACAGGAGAACTTATGATAAATGGGCAAGCACTATTTACTTAACTTGTACGGTTGTTCGTTTGTTCTTTTGAATGATGAACGATGTCTTGTTGACTTATTAGAAAATGCAGCTGCTGCATCAGGTGCAACTGTGGTTCAAACGATTTGGAAAAAGTTTGAACCACAGGGAGTCACTGTAATGTGTTTATTATCTGAAAGTCATATAAGCATTCATACTTGGCCTGAAGAAGGGAAAGCAGCAGTAGATGTTTATACTTGCGGAGACTGTAATCCAAAGATTGGATGCGATATCATTATCCAACAACTTTATGCATCAAACCATACACTAAGTTATATTGAAAGATAGTCAAATTTTTATTTGACAAATCAGAATATAAGTAGTATATTAAAAATAAAAGTACTTTTTGATTATGACAGATTATAAACCATACTCCCCCGAGTGGCATCGGAAAAGATATCTTAAAGAATCTTTAGATAAGTATCTGGATGATTATATTGATAATGATGTAATTTTTGAAGACATTTGTAGTATCTTACACGAACGATCCGAAAAAGCCTATCAAGAATTTTCCAAACTTAATGATTTGGAAAGACAATTTAGACGTAATTACTAAATACACCTATACGAAAATTACTTATGCTCTCTACACAATATAGACTTCGACTAGAAGAAATTTGTAAGAAAATCGTTCTTCATCAAGAAGTAAGTCTTGAAGATATGATTTGGGCAGAAAAACTTGCTAAAGCAAATCGTTCTGCGGGAACAATACTTCGTCAGGCAAGACGAAAAGCAGAAAATCCTGATATGCAAGAGGGTGATTTGGATGACTTTCTAAATCAACTTGATATTGGTGGTATTGGTAATGATAGCAAAGGAATTCGTCGTTTTGAAAGTGTTGATGACATCGTAGATTTCTTCTCAGAGGGAAGAGATAAACCAGAAGACTGGCGACAAAGAGACTGATGAATTACGAAGAGTTTTTGGATATGCCAACAACTTTTATGGATGATATGTTAAAGTTAATTCAACTTAAAAATAAGTACCGTTTAGATTTTACGCCACAAGAAAAAGAAATAAATGACCATCTCTTAACTTATTGGGAAGAAATGAAGTTAAATGAACTTAGGGGAAAATTTGAAAGATGTTGGGAAATTGAAGAATAAAATGTATTGAAAAATACAAAAGTGCTTGACTATATACGTCGGGTAGATTAGACTGCCTATACGTTCATTCCCAACGGGAACGGAAGTAAGCCGACTCGGAACGGATCGTTCATTCTCTATTCGCAAATAGAGAACGCAAAAGCCGACTGAAGGAACGCTCTTTAACTTAAACAACTAAGGAGAACCCTAATGTCACAAGTCGTATACCGTGGTGTCGCATATGACACCGAAGTTCGTCGCCAGCAACAACAGCAGGCACAACAACAGTCCCAACAATATAATGAAACTTATCGTGGTGTTAAGTTTGTAAAGGAGGGGCAAAAATGAACACTTATTTTGTTCGTTATCTTAAACTTAAAGCAAAAAAAGAAAAGTTTCTTAAAATTGCACAACTGAATATGGCAAAGCAACCACAAGTTGCATAATTTAAGAGAGGTGCTTGACACCTCTCTTTTTTTTATGTATAATTACCTTTGTTGAGGTTAATAAAGATGGATAAAGAAAAGCTTAAGCTTATTGTAAGAAATCTTGAGTCTTTAGTTGATTGTCTTAAGACAGAGATTTATTCTGATACTTCTTCATACAAATATGAAGAAATTGCCACACATTTAAATGATTACGACGAAGTTTTTTATGAAGATGACGATGGATACGCAGATTGATGAATTTGAGTTTATGAAACCAGAAGTTAAACTCATTAGTGTTACTCCAGATGCAGAAAAGCATATGGCATACTGTGCTCGGGTAAGTAATCCAGATAATCAACAGAATGAAAAGTTTTCTGGATTACTTAAGTATTGTATTCAGCATCAGCATTGGAGTATCTTTGAACAGGCTTCAATGACTGTTGAGATTAATACTACAAGAGGTATTGCAGCACAAATTTTGAGACATCGTAGTTTTACTTTTCAAGAGTTTTCTCAACGATATGCTGATACTGGACTTTTAAGTAAATCAATTCCTCTCCCCGAACTTCGTAGGCAAGATACTAAAAATCGTCAAAATAGTATTGATGATATTCCTGATTATTTGAAATTGGTTTTGCTTGAAGATATTCGTGTGCTTTTTGAACACTCTCAGAGCATCTACAATCGTCTTCTGGATAAGGGTGTGGCAAAAGAGTGTGCAAGGTTTGTACTGCCCTTAGCAACCCCCACAAGACTCTATATGACGGGTTCTGTGCGTTCTTGGATTCATTACATTGATCTTCGTTCAGCACACGGAACACAGAAGGAACATATGGAGATTGTAGAACTGATTCGTTGCATCTTTACCTGCCAATTTCCTGCAGTATCTGAGGCACTTGGTTGGACTCGTGAAGGATGTGCTGAGTGTGTGGATGCCCCATCCATCACTATTGAATAAATATTTTTGTATACTATGGAGAATTAAGATTGGCAACATACCCTGTTTATAATAAAGTTACTGGTGAACAAAAAGAAGTGACAATGAGTATTCACGATTGGGATCAATGGAAAAGAGATAACTCTGATTGGGATAGGGATTGGTCAGACCCTTCAACCTGTCCCTCATCTGGTGAAGTTGGAGAGGTATATGATAAACTTAAAAAATCTCATCCTGGGTGGAACGATATTTTACACAAAGCATCAAAGGCTCCTGGATCCAAAGTAAAACCAATCTAAAAAGTAAATGGCAAGAAAAAGAAATCAACCCGCAACACCTGTTCCTTTTGGTATGAGTAATAAACAAATGAAACGGAAGAAACCAATTAATGTAGATTTGATGAGAGACATTGAAGCTCTCACTGACAATCAAGAAGAATTTTTTAGATCTTACCGATTGGATAAAAACATTGTTGCTTATGGATGTGCAGGGACGGGTAAGACTTTTATTGCACTTTATAATGCACTTAAAGATGTTCTTGATGAAAAATCTCCATATGAAAAAATTTACATTGTCCGTTCACTCGTAGCCACAAGAGAAATTGGTTTCCTTCCTGGAGATCACGAAGATAAGTCTTCACTTTATCAAATTCCTTATAAGAATATGGTAAAGTATATGTTTGAAATGCCAACAGATGCAGACTTTGAAATGCTCTATGGTAATCTTAAAACTCAAGGAACGATTAGTTTTTGGAGCACATCGTTTATTCGTGGAACTACTTTGGATAATTCAATCATTATTGTTGATGAATTCCAAAATCTTAATTTTCACGAATTAGATTCTATTATCACTCGTGTTGGTGAAAATTCTAAAATTATGTTCTGTGGTGATGCAACTCAGTCCGATTTAATCAGAACGAATGAAAAGAATGGGATTGTTGATTTTATGAAAGTTCTTCGTATAATGCCATCAATTGATATTATTGAATTTGGAGTTGAAGATATTGTTCGTTCTGGATTAGTCAAAGAATATATTCTTGCAAAAATGGAAGTAGGTGTATGAGTTTTATTCATCATAATTTTTTAGGTGATCTTGAATTAGAAAAGAAAGAACAAAACGGCATCCGTCTGTATCATCTTCCTGATGGTCAGTGGGTGCCTTCTATCACTTCTGTAACGTCTTTCTACAATAGACAGATTTTTGTGAAGTGGAGAGAACGTGTTGGTCTTGAAGAAGCAAATCGTATTACTAAAAGAGCAACAGCACGAGGGACTGATTTTCACCAAGTTTGTCAGGACTATCTTGAAAACAAAGAACTGAACTGGAATGATTATCAACCCCTGACAAAGTTTATGTTTTATCACCTCAAACCAGAACTTGATAAGATAAATAATATACACGCAATTGAAAGAACTTTATATTCACAGTACTACGGGCTTGCAGGACGAGTTGATTGTATTGCTGAATATGAAGGAGAACTTGCGGTCATTGACTTTAAAACTTCAGACAAAATTAAACCAGAAGAGTGGATTGAAAACTATTTCGTTCAAGAAATGTTTTATGCAGCAGCTTATTATGAACTGACGGAAAAACCAATTAAAAAACTGATTACTTTGATGGTCACTCCTGGTGGTGAAGTTAAAGTATTTGACAAAAGAAACAAAGGGGATTATATTAAGTTACTAGTCCGATATATCAAAGAATTTGTACATCACAATACTGGATCAGATGGAGAATGAATTAGAAAAAGCATTAGAAAGTAAGTTCTTTTGTCCATCAAAATTTGCTCAAGAAATTGAATCTCTGGTTCATACCAATGAGGATATGAATTATATTGATGCAATTATTCACTTCTGTGAAAAGAATAGCATTGATGTAGAATCTGTTCCTAAATTGATCTCTAAGCCATTGAAAGAGAAAATCAAGTATGAAGCAATGGAACTTAACTTTCTTAAAAAAACTTCCCGTGCTAGATTAGTTTTTTGAATGATGCCTTTTGATGTATATCGTGAATATCTTGCGTTAAAAAATCACTTTACAAAAGATAGTTATGACTACTTTAAGTATTGTGGTAAAAGTCGTGCAACGGTTCAATCTTTTTACAAACGCAAAGATCGTTTTTGGTTTGAAAAAGTAGCACGTCAAAAAACAGATCAAGAAGTTGTAGAGTTCTTTGTATCAAACTTTATTACCTGCACTGATCCAAGTAAACTTTGGATTGGTGAAATGATCCGAGAAGGTGATAGAAGATATGAAGACTGGAAAAAGAAAAATCAATCACTTTCCTATGTCTTTAAACAAGAAACGCAAAGTTTCTTTGAAGATAAAAAAGTAGATGAAGTCTTTAAGTGTTCTAAAGGTCATCCACCAGTTCTTAAAAATTTCCTGAACGGGAACATTAGTCTTGAAACACTAGTCATTTATGATAGAATATTCCTGTTCGGGAAAAACTTTGATAAGAAACTTAAAGATCCTGTGTGGGAATCTGTAAGTATGAAGATGAAAAAGTATTCTCCTTTCCTACATATTGATGTGCAACGTTATAAACATATTTTAAAAGAAATTATTTTGGGGGATAAATGAGTTTCTTTAAATCTGAAGTCGTCCGTGCTGAGATGGCAGAAATTAGTGAGTTGCAGGAAGACGTTTATCGTAATGTCTTTAAGTTCTCTACAATGTCAAAAGAAGAAAAACTTAATCACGTCAAAGTTCTTGAAAAACTTCTTGAAAAACAGAAAGTTCTTTATACTAGATTAAGTTTATCTGATGATCCTGAAGCAGTTGAAATGAAAGAACGCATTACGCAATCTGCAACAATGATGGGACTCCCCCAAAATGTTGATATGAATATCATTTTGAATAATATGTCCAAAATGCTTGAAGTGATGAAACAGCAAATTGACAAAACAGGTTCCGACCTGTAGAATAACGAAGTACACAAAAGCCAAATCTGTACAAATACGAGGTAATCTAATGTCTTTTAAAGATCTTAAGAAACAATCTTCTCTGGGTTCTCTTACACAGAAACTAGTAAAAGAAGTAGAGAAGATGAGTACAACTTCTGGAGGCACTGATGAACGTCTCTGGAAACCTGAAGTGGATAAAACTGGTAACGGTTTTGCCGTGATCCGTTTTCTCCCTGCACCCGAAGGTGAAGAACTTCCCTGGGCAAAAATGTATTCTCACGCCTTCCAAGGTCCTGGTGGTTGGTACATTGAGAATAGTCTGACTACAATCGGTCAGAAAGATCCCCTTGGAGAACACAATCGTGAACTTTGGAACAGTGGAACTGAAGCAAACAAAGAAACTGTTCGTAAGCAAAAGCGTAAACTGTCTTACTATAGCAACATCTATGTTGTAAAGGACCCCACTAATCCTACTAATGAAGGTAAAGTCTTCCTGTTTAAGTATGGTAAGAAAATCTTTGATAAGATTATGGAAGCAATGCAACCTGAGTTTGAGGATGAAACTCCTATTAATCCTTTTGATTTCTGGCAGGGTGCAAACTTCAAACTGAAGATTGTGAAGAAGGATGGTTATTGGAACTACGACAAGTCTGAGTTTGGTTCTGTGGAACCTCTGCTGGACGATGATGATGCTCTGGAAGCAATCTGGAAGAAAGAGTATTCTCTTGCTGCTGTGACTGCTCCCGATCAATTCAAGTCTTATGAAGAACTTGAGAAACGTCTGAATTATGTTCTTGGACAGAAAGGTTCTTCTCGTTCTTCTGTTGAAGAAGAAACTGAGTATGATGATTATTCGGAGAACAATGTTGAGAGTGCTGTTGTAAAGGAACTTGAAGAGTCCTATGCTCGTTCTAAGTCCCCTTCACTTCCCGTTGTCACCAAAGAGGTGGATGACGATGAAGATGATGCTCTTGCATATTTCTCTCGTCTTGCTGACGAATGATTAAGAGTAAAGTTTAATATTATCTCCTCTCTTAAGGTCCTCACTAACATACTGTGAGGACCCTTTTTTATACGACATAATTTCTTCTATATCGTTCAAAACGACATTTAAGTATTGGGATTTTAAAGTGTAAATATTTCTTTTATCATTTTCTAGTTTTTCTTCATATTCATAATTTGTGACTGGAACTGCTATATTTCCACTATCAACTTGTTGATCAATAAAGTAATCATAAAAACTTACAGAGTATGGTGATGAAACTTGAAGTCCTCGAGGAACAACGATTACATCCTGACTATTTTTAATTTCTGTTGTTTCGTAATGATGAATCCCTCCGTATAAAGTTTCATAATCTCCGTATTTGGATAACATCAAATCATCAAATTGTTGTTGGGGTAATGGCCATTCTGTTTGAATATTCACAATATTGTTGCATAAAAGAATCACCCAGTCTAAACTGGAATCTTGATAAACTTCATAAGCAACATTATCTGGACGATCATTGCCTTTTATTTGATACTTAGTGAAGAATGCTAAGTTTTGAAAAATGTCTTCTCTTAATTTTCCTTTCTTGAATAGATTTTTAAGAGGAGCATAATCTCCAATTTTAGCATCTGGAAGTCTGCTAACGTATTCAAAGTTTGGAACTTGGCGGAAGTAACTTGGCATTTTAGTAACCTATGTAATCGTCTTTATCTCTATCAATTTCTGTATAATCATCATCATAAATTGG